TTGATAACCATTTATTCTTCTATAGCCACCCTCTGTAGAAACCTCAAAGTTTCTTAAGTCTTTTGCAACTCCGGGAGTTTTAAGTAAATCAATTACATTAGATGATTCTACTAAACCTCCGTTTACTGCGACTGTATAAGGCTGACTTATTGCCATACTTAACTATTATCTGTTATATATGTTTTACCAGTTGTAATAGCAGTAGTATAAGATGTTTTATCTTCTGAACTACCTTTAACATCTGGAGTATCATCATCACTATCAACAGGTGCATATTCTAAAATAATTTCTAAATGGTCTACATTTCTTTGTACCATTTCATTTATTTCAGTTTGTGTCATTCCTTCAACATTCCAACTTCCAGCTTTTACACCATTTATAAGGTTTACGCTATCTGTTGCTGCTGTTAATATTGTACTTACTGTTCGTTCCATATTATTCTCCTTTTAACTTTCTAAAGCAGCTACTTTTGCTTCTAGTTCTTGTATTGCTTTTACTAAAATTGGTACAAGCTTTTCATACTTCATACTATATTGTTTACCATCTTCTGATAAATTTATAGTTAAATTAGTTTTGTTATCTTTATCATAACCTGCAGCTTTTTCTAAGATTTCTACATCTTGTGCTTTAAAACCTATATCTAACCAGTCCTCTTTGTGTGTACCATCATGTGTAATGGTATCTAAATCTGTATCAGGATTAGCAGTCCAATCAACATAGTTAGACCTTTTATCCCATTTATAAGTATATGGTTTCATTTGTTTTACAAAATCTAAACCTATATCTAAATCATTAAAATCTGTTTTATCCCTTTCATCTGATGCAACAGATAAAGCAACTTCACAATGAAAACTTGTTATACTTGAATTACCTAAAACAATAACATTACTCCCACTTGTTATTTGACCACCGGGCATACTAGCTTTTCCTGCTTGTTTACCTAATAATAAATTATTAGAACCAGATGTTAAGTTTGCTCCTGCATTATTTCCTATACAAGTATTATCGGCTGCTGTTGTAGCATCTTCCATTGCATCAACACCCATAGCTGTATTGTTACTAGCAGTAGTAACATTTTGTCCTGTTCTTGGACCTATAAAAGTATTAGTATTTCCTGTAGTTAAATCTTGTCCTGCTGAAGGACCAAAACAACAGTTACTACTACCTGAAGTAATATATCTACCAGCAGCACCTCCCATTGCTACATTACTATCACCACTAGTACATTCATTTAAAGTAAAGTACCCAAATCCATTATTACCACTTCCACTAGTATTACTAGCAAGACAATTTGAGCCAACTGCATTATTGTAATTATTAGCATTTGCATTTAAGGCATTTTGACCAACAGCAACATTTTGAAAGTTTGCACTTGATGCACTTAAAGCATTAAGACCTACAGCAACATTCCATTTACCATTATCACCATTTAATCCATCTCCTGCATTTTCTCCTATACAAACATTACCCGGACCTGTAGTTATTGCTTCACCAGCACCATGTCCAACACATACATTACCTGCACCTGTAGTACAAGCTGTTAAAGCACCATCGCCAACAGCTACATTTCTATCGGCTGTGCTATTAGCATCAAGTGCATTTCTTCCTATAGCTACATTTTCACTACCTGTAGTATTAGCTGCCATACAATTTTGACCAATAGCAACATTTCTATCTCCAGTCGTATTAGCTGTTAAAGAACTTTCTCCAACTGCTGTATTGCTATGCCCTTCAGTATTTGCATCTAAAGCTCTTCTTCCTACAGCCGTGTTATCATATCCTGTTGTATTTGCTAACATTGCTTCATAACCTATTGCTGTATTTTTATCTGCAGTAGTATTTGCTGTTAATACTGCATAACCTATTGCTGTATTATGGTCACCAGTTGTATTAGCATCTAAAGTAAAAGCACCCATAGCTGTATTTCTAGTACCTGTTGTATTATCTAATAGAGCAGCATATCCAATTGCTGTATTATAATCTGCTGTTGTATTAGCTGCTAATGCACTATTACCAATAGCTGTATTATATTGACCAGTTGTATTAGCTGCTAAAGCAGCAAAAGATACACCTGATGTTCCTCCACCAATAGCGACATTATCATTAGCAGTAGTATTTGCAGCAAGTGCTAATGCACCTATGGCTACATTTCTTGTTCCTGTGGTATTTGCTTCTAAAGTTGATTTACCAATAGCTGTATTACTATCTGCTGTGGTATTAGCAGTTAAAGCATCATGTCCAACAGCTACATTATTTTTACCAGATGTATTGGCATCTAATGAGTTAGAACCTATAGCTACACTATTTCTACCAGAAGTTAATGCAGCAAAAACATCATCACCTATACCTACATTATCTGAAGCACTTGATAAAGTTCCTGTACTTGCATTTTGACTTATTAAAATACTGTCAGTAAAATTTGTGGCATCAGCTAGTACTCCTATTTCTAATAACTCATTTGGTACTTTTGTTGTCATCTATATCTCCTAAAAATATGTTCTATCATCTGTCATGTACTTAGGCGTTGGATTCATAAGATTTGATTTCATGTATCTCATTGCTTTCTTATAATCATCTAATGCGAAAGCTGCCTGTTGTGGACTTTCTTTAAACTGCCATACATAGTATCTAGTCCTTGCAGTTATAACATTACTGTATTGTTCTGGTAATGGTATTGTATCTCCATGAGCATCTAAAGCTGTAGGCTTTGTAAATGCATAGAAGTGTACATTATAAACTTTGTCTGGTATTGGACTTAATCCAAACTTTCTACTATCAGGAGATTTAATTACATATTCAGGTTCACCATGACTTGAATCTGCATCATCTGAGTTTTCACTATCTCTGTAATATCTTCTCCAATCAGCTAGTGTTAAAAATTTTAATCCTTTAGAAACAAAAGGACTTGATTCTCCACTTACATTTATTGTTGTTATGTAAAAGTCATCCCAATCTATAGAAGCAAAGTCTGTAGTTATACTAGAACTACCATCTTTTAAAGTATAAAATCTTTGTCCTGCTACAGTTGCTACTGTTGTATTACCATAAAAAGGGTCTGTACTTCCACTTACACCAGCACTAAAAAAAGGTAATTGTGGTTCTTGATTAGCTATATCAAATATAGATTTATTAATTGCATCCTTTACAAACTTTTGAAAACCTATAGCATTTGCAAAGGTTACATTAGTTAGTGGGAGTTCATTTAGTTCTCGAAGAACTTCGTTAGTTAAATCTAAATATGTTGTAGCCATTATTTTTTATGTACCTTTTGTATTGCAAAGTTTGCCATTAAACTTGCACCTTTGTGTGGTACAAACTTTCCTTTATGTTTCATTAATTTAAAACTACCATTTTTTTGTTTCATCCAATGATAGCCTTTCGGTGCTTTAACTTTCATTAGTTAGGCATAGCTTTAGGCATATCTTCTGAATACATAGGTTGAGCATTAGCTACACCACCCATGTTTTTTGGCATTCTTTTCTTTTTTTCCATGCCACCATAGACTTTTTTCTTTCTGTCCATGCCACCATACATCATACCCATTCTTTCTTTTTTACCATGTTCCATTATTTATCTCCTTTATCTGATTCTTTTAAACTTTCATTATATCCAACCATCTCTCTACACATCTTTTCTTTTTCTTCAATAGAATTAAAATAAGAAATGTTACCTTCAGGTTTTGGATTACCTTGTAAATTTTCTTTGTTATGTTCCATATTATATCCTTAAAAGTGGAGGAGTCCGAAGACTCCCCCGAGTTTGTCAATATTAATCGACTGTAAAGAACGCTGAAACTAAAGCTTCAGGTCTTAGTACTTTAGAGCCATATACATGCAATCCTCTAACTATATCACCAAAAGATGTTGGGTCTCTTAATGTTTCTGTTGAAATAATAGTTTGAGCAGTAGCTGTAGATGAAATATGTCCAGCTAACACTTTACCACTTGCTGTACTTGTAGCAGCGATATTGTTAGATTTGTACATATCAAAACCTCTTAGTTTTCCACTTGATACTAATCCGTTTCTAATTGAACCTTGACCTGCATTGAAGTCAACACTCATTAGCTTTGAACCAGACTGTGAAAGTTGCTCATACCATGCAGGTGGAGCAACAAACCATCTACCTTCTTCAGGTACATTTTGTTCGTCTAGTAATTTAGCCATAAATGCCATAACATCTAATGGGTCAGTTCCTGTTCCATCAGAACCAGTTAAGTCAATAGC